AAATGATCGTTTAGCCTACCAACTGCCATCGTGCCTGTCATCCTGAGCGAGCGCAGCGAGTCGAAGGATCTTCGCACCGGAATACTGCTAAGTACCACGATCATGCGTAGATTCTTCGACTCCGCTGCACTTTGTGCAGCTCCGCTCAGAATGACATGCGTTTTAGGCGGCTGCTCAGTGAAACGATCATTTACCAAATTAAGGAGAGAATTTATGACAAGCGAGATCACCGTGGCACTGCTGGGTCTGGCGGGAACGCTGGCCGGCTCCTTTCTGGGGGTGGTCACCGCCTCCAAGCTGACGGAGTTCCGGCTCAAGGCGCTGGAGGACAAGGTCAGCAGGCACAACCAGGTCATCGAGCGCACCTATGTGCTGGAGGGCCAGATGCATGAGGTGCAGCACGACATTAAGGAACTGAAAACAAGAGGGAAATGATTGTTTATGCTTATTAACCACCGCACCTGTCATCCTGAGCGGAACGAAGTGGAGTCGAAGGATCTTCGCACGGAAACACTGCTGAGCACCACGGCGATGCGTAGATTCTTCGACTACGCCTACGGCTCCGCTCAGAATGACATACGTTGTTCGGTAGTCCTCATATAAACGATTATTTGCCGAAATAAGGAGAACTATGGAACTACTGCAAGACATCAACCACGGCTATCAGGAGGCCTTTGGCGCGGCGGACATCAGCTCCAGCGCCATGAAGCGCGCGATCCTGCGGTGGCTGCAGCTTTACTACGGCGGCGACAGCCCTTTGCAGCTTGGCTACACCATCGTCAGAAAGCTCACCCGCGCCATCTTTGCCGAGTACCAAAGCGACTGTCCCAATCTTCCTGCCCGGGAGGCCATCGAGCTGGCGCTCATCGGCGGTGAGAGCTACTTAAAACCCATCCCCGGGGAGCAATTCAAGTGGCGTGCCGTCTCCCGGGGGAATATCCTGGTCTTTGGAAGGGACCTGTGGGGCGAGCCGCGGGATGTGGGTCTTATGGAAAAGACCCTGCTGGGCAGATACTTCTACACCCTTTTAGAGCGCAGGACGCTGGGCGCGGACGGTCTGCTCACCGTCACCAACCGGCTGTTCCGCTCGGGAAGCCGGGGGCAGATCGGACGGGAGGTCAGCCTGAAGAGCCATCCCGCCTACGCCGATCTTCCCCAGCGCTATACCTATCCCCAGAGCATGGGCGGTGTGGGTCTGGTACGGCTGAAAATGCCCATGGCCAACTGCGTGGACGGCTCCAAGGAGGGCGTCAGCGTCTACGCCCCGGCGGCAGAGCTTCTGGATGCCATTGCCGAAAATGAAAGCCAGCTCAGCAAGGAATTCCGCAACGGCGCCAGCCGTCTGGTAGTCAGCCGGGACATGCTCTCTGCCGGGCAGCTGCGTGACGAGGTGTTCGTGGCGCTGGATGAAGCGCCCGATGCCGTGGGCATCACGGTGTTCGCTCCCGAGCTGCGGGAGCAGTCCTACCTGAACCGCCAGCAGGCTTACCTGCGCGCTGTGGAGAACATCATCGGTCTGAAGCGGGGACTGCTGAGCCAGGTGGAGGCCGTTGACCGCACCGCAACCGAGATCACCTCCTCGGAGGGCGAGTACATGAGCGCCATCGCAGAGCTTCGCTCTGTCTGGGAACAGGCGGCGAAGGACGCCTGCGAGCTGGAAGCGGTGCTCACCGGGGAAGAACCCAAGGCTCCCGATATCCATTGGGGAGATGGGATTTTGTGAGTTGAGAATTAAAAGTTGAAAGTTGAAAGTTAGTGTGTCGGCTTTGCCGGCGATTTAGAATTATGCGCGCAGCGCATACAATAACTTTCCACTCTCCACTTTCCACTACAAAACAAGGAGATTTTATGGAACAAGATTTTATTGACTCACTGGGCCTTGACGAGACCACGGCGCAGCTTGTGCGCTCTGAGCATCAGAAGGTCGTCGATGCCTACGAAAGCCGCATCCGCGCGCTGACGGTGGATGCCGCCGTGAAGCAGGCGGTGACTGCCGCCGGAGGCCGCAACCTCACCGCCATCCGCTCCCTGCTGGATGAAAGCGCCTTCGGCGGCGACATCGAGGCAGAAGCCAAGGCCGCGGTGGCGGCCGTCAAGCGGGAGAATCCCTACCTCTTCGGCACGATGCAGGTCACATCCCCCGGCACAGGCACGCCTGCCCCCATGGGCTACACCCAGGAGGAGCTGGGGAAGCTCCCCCTTTCCGAGTACCGCCGCTACCGGAAGGGAATGTAATGCCTGTTAGGCGTACAATCCAAAGGCCCCCCCTTGTCTAAAGGGGGCTGGCTGCCCAAAGGGCAGACTGGGGGATTCTGTATCAGCATGGGAAGCAATCCCGGCGGCAAGAATCCCTCCACCGCTCACGCGGTCCCCCTCCCTTTGGCAAGGGAGGCTTGAGATATCCGTTATGTAAAACCTAGTAAAGGAGAACTTACTATGAACAACACGTTTCTGACCCCTGAGGTGGTTGCCAAGGAAGCACTGATGGTCCTGACCGGCAATCTGGTCATGGCAGACCTTGTCCACCGGGACTACTCCGACGAGTTTGTATCCGTTGGCGACACCATCTCCATCCGCAAGCCTGCCAAGTTCGTCGCCAAGAACTTTACCGGAACGGCTGAAGCCCAGGACATCACCGAGGGCAGTGTATCCGTGAAGCTGGACCGCTTCCGGGATGTGACCGTGGCGGTCAGCTCCAAGCAAATGAGCCTGGACATCGCCGACTTCTCTGCCCAGGTGGTCGAGCCTGCCATGCAGGCCATCGCTCAGGCCATCGACCAGGACATTCTGGCTCTCGCCGTATCCAAGGCCGGCTACACCAAGGAGGGCACCAAGGATGCTGCCGACCTTGCCGATATCGCCGCCATGGCAAAGCATCTGGACATCGCCAAGGCACCCATCCAGGGCCGCAGCTTGGTGCTGCACCCCGAGCACAAGTACCGCTACGCCCTGACCGAGAACCTGAGCAATGTATCCTATGCCGGGGACAACGAGACCCTGCGGGATGCCCTGCTGGGCAGGGTCTATACCCTGGATACCTACATGGACCAGAACGCGCCTGACTCTGCCGCGGCAACGCCCGGCACTGCGAAGGCCTTCACCGTCACAGGCTCCAAGGGCGATACCACCGTCACCGTATCCCAGCTGGAGGGCACCATCGCCGCCGGGGACGGCTTCATTCTGGACGGCTACTTCTACCGCTTTACCGAGGGCGGCGAGGGCGAGCTGGCCATCGACCAGAAGCTGATGAGCGACTGTGATGCCATGGCCGCCACCGCTGTCAACGCCCCCAGCTCCGTTGCCTTCCACCGCAACGCCATCGCCCTGGTCAGCCGCAATCTGGCACTGCCCATGGGCGCGAGCAACGCGGCCTATGCCTCTGCCGGCGGTCTGGGCGTGCGTGTGGTCTATGACTACGACTCCGCCACCAAGACCGACAAGATCAGCTTCGATGTGATCTACGGCGTCAAGGAGCTGGACGAGAACCTGATTTGCAAGCTTGTGGGATAAGGGCCTTCTGGCCCTTACCCAATGCAAAATGTAAAATTCAAAATTCAAAATTGCTGTGCCGGACTTGCCGGAAATATAAGATCATGCGCCCGGCGCATACCACAATTTTGCATTATGCATTATGCATTTTGCATTAGAACGGAGTGACCTATGTACGATTTCTATTTAAACACCTACTGCGGCACAGGGCTGTCGGAGGAAGAATTTCCGGAGTATCTGAAGCGGGCAGAGGACAGGCTTGCCTATTATGAGCGGGTCTACCGGGTGTCGGGGGATGAGACCATGCGCTCCATGGCACTGTGCGCCATGGCCGAGACCCTCTCCTACTTCGACGCCGCCCAGAACGGGCAGGGCGGACTGCGCTATGCCTCCGTGGGCACGGTGTCCGTCAGCGGCAAGGGCATCTACTCTCAGGTGGATATCTCCCCCAGAGCCCAGGAGATCGCGCTCTACCGCGCCGCGTCCACCTATCTTACCATCTACCGGGGAACATCCCAGTGCTGATATAAATGATCGTTTACACGGGCAACTTGCGTTGCTGAATGCAAAATTCAAAATGCAAAATTCAAAATTAAGGTGTCGGCTACGCCGACTATTTCAAATCATTTGCGTTAGCAAATACCACAATTTTGCATTATGCATTTTACATTTTGCATTCGGCCTTTGGG